GTTTCCGGCTCGAGCGCCGCAGGGATTCGACCCCCCCTACCCTCGCCCCATCGCTCCAGGACGCCGCGACAGCCTATCGCCGTGACCCGTGGCGCCGCGATCGCGTATCCGTTGGTGCGGTGGTGGCGACGACCCAGCTGAGCGACCCTATCGACCGCTATGCGGCTCGCTCGGCCTGCTCACGCGCGGTCTTCTCGACGTGGCATTCGTGGCAAAGGCCCTGCAAGTTGTGGTCGTTGTCAGATCCGCCGCGCTCTAGGGGAACGATGTGATCTACCTCTGTCGCTGCCCTCAACCGCCCGACAACCAGACACAGCGCACAGCGAGGCTCGAGACTGAGGACGCGAGCCCTGATCTCCATCCACTTCCTGCCTCGGATTCGCCGCTTGGCTGTGCGACCACGTTGCTCATGTCGATGCTTCTGGCACCTACTGGCCCCCGGAACGACGACACCGCAACCAGGGTACGTGCAAAACCGTGGCGCCGCTTGAGCCATCAATGACAAATGCCCCGGAAAGATGGTTGCGGCGGCACGACTCGAACGTGCGACAGCGGGGTTATGAGCCCCGCGCTCTACCGACTGAGCTACGCCGCCAGAATGCAAAAAACCCAGCCAAGCTGATCGCCGGGCGGGGTTTTCCAAAGATGCCTGATTTTGGGTGCGAGTTTGCGGCCTGTCAAGCGCTGTGTAAGGATTCCTCGCGCCGTGGCGTCAGTCCAGTCCGCTCGAACAACTCGGCCAGCCGGCTCTCGGCCCGAACCTCCAGCGACTCGCCTATCTTGCGCGCGATCTCGGCACAGCGGCGCAGCGCATGCACAGTGACCCCCGTTTTCTTCTCAATCGCGCTTAGGCTCCAGCGATCAGGCGCGCGCTGACTGACCCGGTGATACTGTCTCCAGACGATTAAGCCAACGGCTAGCGCGTTGCTGACGCCAGACGCCGGCTGCACGTACTCGGCCAGTGCCAGAACGCCTTCGACCTTGGTGGTCAGGTGTCCGAAGCGGGCTCGCACGGCCGCATGCTCGGGCGGCGGCAGATGATGACGCGCAGCAGCTGTGACCAGCGCGCACTGGCCCCGGAACTCCAGCGGCGACATGCCGCCCATGTTGATCGTCGAGCCGATCCGCCTCTCGGTCTTGCCGAACTGCCCGCGCAGGCTGTCGATCAGCACCTGGGTACTCACCCGCTGCGTCGGCGGCAGGATCGCCATCAGGTACGAGACGTGCAGCGCCTGACCCACCGAGCGGAACACCGGCTCCTCTGTCATTCGAACGCCTCAGTCTCCCAGCCGTTCTTTACCCTCTTCACAGCGATGAACCGGAACGGGTACATCTCGGCCGCGACCTTGATCTTGACCCTGGCGTCGTCCTGCCAATAGCCCTTCACCTCATGTAGCTCGAACTCGCCGCTGGTCAGCATCACAGCATAGTCTGGCGTGAAAAACGTGCTGTCGGCCAGGCGCAGCTTCACGCCCTCGAACCGGAACCACGCGACCTCGCCGGCACGGCGCCGGGCCTCGAGGTGCTGCTCGTAGGCGGCTTCGGTCTTGTTGCGCTGCCCGGCCTTGAGTCGACCAAGGGCCTGCGTACGCTGCTTGGCGCTGGTGGTCTGCATGGGCCAGATCATGCGCGATCCACCAGCGCGTCGAATGGCTGCGCCGCGCGCAACAGGGCCGCAGCCTCGTGCCGCCGCTCCCATGTCCCGACGGGGCGCACGATGCGAACCGGATAGCCGTCGATCATGCCGTCGCGGCCCGGATTGCACAGGCGTTCGACCGGATCGGCGCCGGTCTTGGCGTGGTAGCGCGTGCAGTCGTCGCGCAGCTCGCACCAGCCGCCCATGCAGGCCGGCAGGCGCATCGGCAGCACCACCTCGGCCCTGGCTTTGCCGCCGTGAATTCGGATCATGCCGAACCTCCACCAGACTGGCGCCCAGCGAGATGCACACGCAAGCCTTCCACGGGACCGCCAACCAGCACGAGCACTTCGCCCTGCCAGAGGATCTTGGTGACCCAGTGTTGGCCCTCGGTGCAGGCGTCGATGACGTGGATGTTTCGGAACTCGCTGCCGAGCAGTTGCTCGCGCTCGTCGGGTGTTGAATGCGTGAAGTTGATCACTCCGCAATCTCCTGATGCCCGCGCTCTGACGCGCGAATGAAGTCGCGCTGGAACATCGTCAACTTCTCTCCGGCCTGCATGCGCGCGCGAAGCCGCTGCGCGAGCATATCGCGCGGAGCACAAGACGGGTGGCGAAGAAGGGACGTTTTGAGCCCCGCCAGGATCTCGCGTACGCGCGCAGGGTCCGCTGTCGGCGCGGGCAATTGCTTCTGAACGTAGTCGGGTCGGCTGTTGCAGGCCTTGCGGAACTCGACAAGGTTGGGCGGTCGATCCGGCAGGTTTTCGAGGGCATACCGAATCCCGTCCGGGCGTTTCTCATAGGCGGATAGCTCGCGCGCCCAGTGCGCCTTCATGGCGGCGACATGCTGCACAGGATCGACGCCGGCCGGGCACTCCCATTGCCGGTCAAACGCTGCGCCGTAGGTCGCGCGCATCGTGGCCCAGATGCGCTCAACCCAGGAGTCTGGAAGTGACATCGACGACATCCATCGGTTGTGGTCGCGGGGGCCGTTGCGGAGGCGCGGCGCCACCGGTCATGAGGGCAGCGGTTTCGAGTTGGCGGGCCTTGCGGTCATCGGCCTCTGGCATGGCGCCGTGATGCAGTCCCTTCGCGCGCAGCGCCGCCTCTTCGCGCTGGCTGGCGAGGGCGCCGAGCAGGTAGGCGAACGGATCGCGCTTGTCCCTGGCCTTGCCCACCAGGCCGAGGAATTCAGCCTCGGTCGCCCCGGCGTCAAGCAGCGCCAGCAGCGTCGGGTGGCCGGGGTTCACCGACGTGATGCCCTCGGCCTTGAGGGCTCGGCAGATGATCCCTCCGGGCGTTGGCTTCGCATCACCGACATCGAAATCGACATCGACATCGCGCGCGCCGCGCTCTGTGCGCGCCTCTTTTATTGTTTGGTGTATGGTGTCTGGTGTATGGAGAGCTTTCTGCTGGGTTACGTTTTCAGAACCCGGCGGAAACCCACCGGGTTTCGCCTGGGTTCCTGTTTTCATCTTCTTAGGGCGGCCACCATTCTTGCCGTTGGCCTGGGCCGCGTTGATGCGCGCCGTGGCCCTCTGGATCTCTTCCTCGGCTCGGCCGTTCACCCAAATTCCATCTTTCAGCGTGAAGAACTCGGCCAGGACGGCATCCACCGCAGCCTTCTCGTCGCGGCTGCGAGCGCGGGCCACGCGGTGCGCTTGATCGGCCGGGATGCCCTGCTCCGTGCTGTAGTAACGGTCCAGTAGCAGGGTGTAGGCGCCGTGCTCCACCATCGAGAGATGGGCGGTGTCCTTGGTGTAGTCGCCCAGGTGGCGCTCGTAGTAGTTCACCGAACAAGCCCCCTGGCAAGGTCTATGTGCCCGGCCGCGCAGACGCCGCCGATGCCTGGATCACACGCTGCGGCGGGCCGAAGTGCGTCGGCCATATGGAGACGCCACAGGCACCCACCGGCCGTGCCGTGGCCCTTGCGGCGCGCGCAGAAGCCGGCGAAGGCGATGGCGCTTCGGCGTCTGAGCGTCGAGTACACGGGGCCGAACGCACGATCATCGGCCGGCACGATGCCGGCGGCCTTGCAGGCATCGGTGATGTCCTCGCCGCTCGCTGTGCCGCGCTCGGTCAGGTACTGAATCACGAAGGCCTTGGCACGCTCGCTGAAGCCCGGCTCGTCGCGGTCGGCCCGGTCGATGGCGCAGCGCATCGCGGCTTCGCCGATGGCGCGTGCGACCGGAAGCGTCGGTGTCTCAAAGTCGAACGCGGCCTGGCTCACGACGCCGCGCCCATTCAACGCATCGACCAGCACGGCAGCGCCTACGCGGCCTGTTTGGCCGGCGCGTCGGGGTAAAGGTCGGGACGAAGTTCCTGCCGTGGCACTCCGGTCGCGCGCTCAACGTCGATGACTTTCTTGTGCGACACGCGGCCGTATTCGACCCACTGATGCACAGCCTGAGGAGTGACATTGACGGCCCTGGCAAGGGCCGACTGGCTTCCTGCGGCGAGTACCGCCTTCTTGATGGATGTGGTCATGGTCTGGTCTCTGATCGTGGATACAATCGCATCTTGTATCAAGAGCCGATCAGAGTCAAGCCTTTGTTGCGGCGACAGTTGCAAGGACGCCTTACGCCTCGCCCGGCCCGCCTCGGCGAGCTTTTTTTTGCCCTTTGCCACAATAAACGCTTGACAAGGTTAAAGCGTTGTTTGTAATCTTCGCCTGTAGATGCTTTCAACAACGACGACAGAGAAGGATCGAAACATGCGAACCGAGATGCCCTCCCGGCACAACACCCATGCGATGGCCGCCATGGCCGAAGCGATGAACCCGGCCAACACGGCCGCGATCACCGAACGATGCACCCTTTGGCCCTGGGTCATCAAGCTTACCTACCTCACGGCCAGCGGCTGCACCGAGACCAGCACGACCATCCTGCAATCGACGGCGGCAGACGCGCCGCAGCCGGAAGCGCTGCTGCCGCATGGCGCCGAGCTGCTCCGCTCGGACGTATTCCCGGCCACCCGCTTTGAAAACATGCGCGCCGACGTGCGCGACCGCTACAAGCCGCAGTACCGCGCCTTCGTCATGTGGCGAAAGGCCCGCGCCGCCGACAAGAGCCAGGCCGAGATGCAGCCCTGGGTTGACTACGACCCGATCGCCATCGACGAGTCCGTCGAGCGCTGGGCGCGTCCCGTTGGCCGCTACTGCGGGGACTGAGCCATGAAGCGCTTCTGCTGCGACGGTCGCTGTTCGCAAGGCCGCCAATGCCCAGCGTTCGCGCCGGGCGTGATTGAGGGTCCGTACTCCAAACGGAACAGGTTCTGGCGCGCGCTGCTGCGCTGGATCTTCGGCTCCGGCCCATGACGGATGCCGGCCCGGCGACGAGAACCCAGACCACGAAACATCCCAAGGAGAAACACTATGAAATTCGAGAAGGCAGTGAGGAAGAAGGCCAGGCTTCGCCTCGCGCTGACAGGCCCGAGCGGATCGGGCAAGACACACGGCGCGCTGCTGATTGCCAAGGGCATCGGCGGCAAGGTCGCCGTGATCGACACCGAGAAGGGCTCGGCGAGCCTGTACTCGCACCTGGCGGAGTTCGACGTACTCGAACTGGCGCCGCCCTACTCGCCCGAGCGCTTCATCGAGGCCGTCGATGCGGCTGAAGCGGCCGGCTACGACGTGCTGATCCTCGACAGCGTGACGCACGAATGGACGGGCGTCGGCGGCTGCCTAGAGCTGGTCGATGAGGTGGCACGCGCCAGATACAAGGGCAATAGCTGGTCAGCCTGGAACGACATCACGCCGCGCCACCGCGCGTTCCTCGATGCGCTGCTGCGATCCCGCATGCACGTCATCGCCACGATGCGCAGCAAGACAGAGACGACGCAGACCGAAGAGAACGGCCGCAAGAAGGTCGTGAAGCTGGGCATGAAGGCCGAGCAGCGCGACGGATTTGAATACGAGATGACAACCGTGCTGGACATTGTTCACGATGGCCATTTCGCCATCGCCAGCAAGGATCGCACGGGCCTATTCCTGGGCGACCCGAAGCCGATCAGCGAGGACACCGGCCGCACGCTGCTGGCCTGGCTGGAGACCGGCGCCGAGGCGACGGCCGGAATACTGGCCGAGCTGCAGCAGGCGACCAAGAGCGGAACCGACGCGCTGGTCGCTGCCTACAACCGGCTCAAGACTCAGACCGGCTTCGCTGCCCTATGGAAGTCCGAGGGCGCCGCGCTCAAGGCTGCCGCCGCCCGCAACGACCCCGACGGCAATGCCGACGACACCCCGGCCGACGAGCCGGCGAACGTTGACGCGGCCGGCACCTATCAAGGAGAACCCGCGTGAAGAACCTTTACTTCGACATCGAGACAATCCCGAGCCAGATCCCCGGAATCCTTGACGAGTTCAAGGCGGCAGTGACCGCGCCGGCCCAGTACAAAAAGGCCGACAGCATCGCTGAATGGCTGCGCGAGAACCGTGAGGCAGAGGCAGAGCGCCAGTGGCTGAACACCTCCTTCGACGGCGGCCTCGGCCAGGTCTGCGTGATCGCCTTCGCGCTCGACGACTCCGATCCGATCAGCTACGCGGTCGATGACCTGTCCATCGCTGCCGAGCGCAAGGTGATGCAGGACTTCTTCTGCGCCGTGCTCGACGCTGGCACTGGCCCGCGCTTCATCGGCCACAACGTGATCGGATTCGACATCCGCTTCCTGTGGCAGCGCGCGATGGTGCTGGGCGTCAGGCCGCCCTTCCGTTTCCCGCGCGACCCGAAGCCATGGAGCGATCAGGCGTTCGACACGATGACCGCATGGTCGGGCGTGAAAGACCGCATCAGCATGGATCGTCTGTGCCGCATCTTCGGCATCGACGGCAAGGACGACATGGACGGATCGAAGGTATGGCCGATGGTCCGGGATGGCCGGATCTCCGAGGTCGCCGACTACTGCTGCGGCGACGTGCGCCGCACGCGCGCCATCTTTAAGCGCATGACCTTCGCGGAGGTCGCATGAGCATGAAGATCACCAAGGCGCAGTTGCGCGCCTGGGGCGCATGCCGCGACGGCTACGAGTGGTTCTTGCGCCGGTTCGAGAGTGGCGAGGCCGAATATCAGACGGTGCTGGATGCGATGGCGGCAGATGACCGGCCCAGCGATGCGCACTGGCTGATGGACCATGCCGGCGCCGACACCACAGCGGTGCTGGAGGTCGAAGCCATCGCCAACACGAAGCACCTCTTCTTCGCCGGCTCCGTCGTGGTGAAGTTCAGCGCGGAGCTTGGCGGCGCGCTGCGCGCCGGCGAGGGCATCGAGGCTGGCGAGGTCATCACGGCTGGCTTGGGCATCACGGCCGGAGAGGTCATCAAGGCCGGCGAGATCATCGCGGCTGGCTTGAGCATCACGGCTGGCGAGGTCATCGCGGCTGGCGGGAGCATCGAGGCCGGCTTTGGCATCACGGCTGGCGATGGCATCGCGGCTGGCGGGAGCATCGAGGCCGGCGATGGCATCGCGGCTGGCGGGAGCATCGAGGCCGGCGATGGCATCGCGGCTGGCGGGAGCATCGAGGCCGGCTTTGGCATCGCGGCTGGAGGGAGCATCAAGGCCGGCGAGGTCATCAAGGCCGGAGAGGGCATCAAGGCCGGCGAGATCATCAAGGCCGGAGAGGGCATCAAGGCCGGCGAGATCATCGCGGCTGGCGGGAGCATCGAGGCCGGCTTTGGCATCGCGGCTGGAGGGAGCATCAAGGCCGGCGAGGGCATCGAGGCTGGCTGGGGCGTCGCGGCTGGCGGGAGCATCGAGGCCGGATGGGGCATCACGGCTGGCGGGAGCGTCGCGGCTGGAGAGGGCTGGGCCTGCTTCGCGGGCCTTCGCATCCGCGTCGCCAACTGGCCGTCGCAAGCCAAGGTGACAGCGAAGACCAAGCCGAAGAACCTGCACGGCGGCTGCTGGATCAAGCCGCCCGCCGAAGCCGAAGCGCAGCAGCGGGAGAAGCCATGAGCAGCCTCAACAAGGTGATTCTGATCGCGCGCCTCGGCCGTGATCCCGAGATCCGATACCTGCCGGCCGGAACATCCGTGGCGAACCTCTCGGCCGCCACCTCGCGCAACTGGAAGGACAAGCAGAGCGGCGAGAAAGTCGAAGAGACCGAATGGCACCGCCTAGTGGCCTACGACCGCCTCGCCGAAATCATGGGCGAGTACCTCAAGAAGGGCTCACTCGCCTACTTCGAGGGCCGCCTGAAAACGCGCAAGTGGCAGGACAAGGACGGCACCGACAAGTACACGACCGAGATCGTCGTCGAGCAGATGCAGATGCTCGGCGGGCGCGAGGGCCAGGGCGACGGTGGTGGCGCCCAGCCGCAGCAACAGCGCCGCGCGCCCTCACCCGCGCCGGCGCCTGCGCAAAACGCCTACGCGGCGGCCAAGACCGGCCGGGCGCCACCGCCGAAGACCGGCACCGGCTTCGACGACATGGACGACGACGTACCCTTCTAGATTGGAGAAACACATGATCCGCAAGCAAGCAGTGAAACCCAAGCGTCTGGCCGCCTACGAGAAGGCCATTCTCTCTTCCATGCAGTTCGAGCTGAGCGGCACCAGCGTCAAGCCGATCAAGCTCGAAATCTGACGACTAGCGATGCTGTTCCGCACCTTTGTTCTCCGCGACGAGCCCAACGCTCGCCATCTCTGGGCTTTTCTGAAGTCCAACTGGCGCGCGCTGGCCGGCACCGGCCGCCCGCTGTCAGTGACGGTGGCCGAGCACAAGTCGAAGCGGACGCTGGAGCAGAACAAGCGCTACTGGGCGATCTTGAACGAGATCGCTGAGCTGGCCTGGGTGAACGGCAAGCAGTACAGCGCCGACGCATGGCACGAATACTTCAAGGGCCTGTTCATCGGCTACGAGGAAACGCCGGACGGCCGCCGTGCCGGCATCTCGACAACGACGCTCAGCGTGGCCGAGTTCTCCGACTACATGACCCGCATCGAGCAACACGCCGCCGACGAACTCGGCCTACCAAATACCTGACCCCAAAGGACGACACCACTATGAGTTACGCGCAGTTCTTGGACCGCAAAACCCAACTAGACGGCAATCACGGATTTGCCCCGGTGAGTATGCCGTCGTGGTTGTTTGACTTTCAGGCCGATCTGGTGGAGTGGGCTTTGCTCAAGGGCCGGGCGGCAGTATTCGCCGACTGCGGACTAGGTAAGACCGCCATTGAACTGGTATGGGCTGACAACGTGGTGCAGCGCACTGGCGGGCGCGTGCTGCTGCTGACCCCGCTGGCCGTGACGCACCAGATTGCCAAGGACGCGGAGAAGTTCGGCATTGAGGCCAAGGTGTCGCGCAACGGCGTGCCACACGCTGGCATCACGATTACGAACTACGAGAAGTTGCACCTATTCGACGCGACGCAGTTTGTCGGAGTGGCGTGCGACGAGAGCAGCATTCTCAAGAGCTACAGCGGCGCAACGCGCGGCGCTATCACGGCCTTTGCTCGCAAGCTGCCCTATCGCCTGCTGGCGACGGCCACGGCCGCGCCAAATGACTTCACGGAGTTGGGCACCTCAAGCGAAGCCCTGGGCTACCTTGGCCACATGGACATGCTCAATCGTTTTTTCAAGAACGACATGAACAACAGCGCCCAGGGACGCATCGGTGGCGAGGTCATCAAGTGGCGCCTGAAGGGACACGCCGAATTGCCATTCTGGCGCTGGGTATGCTCCTGGGCGCGTGCTATGCGCCGACCGTCTGACCTCGGGTTTGACGATGCGCGTTTCGTGCTGCCTGAACTGCGCGAGGTTGAGCATGTTGTCGAAGCTGAGACTGTGGCGGACGGTTTTCTTTTCGCGCTGCCCGCCGTTGGCCTGGATGAGCAGCGCGAGGAACGGCGCCGCACGTTGAAGGAGCGATGCGCGCGGGTGGCCGCTCTTGTGAACCCGACAGGCCAGCCGGCGCTTGTGTGGTGCCACCTGAACGACGAAGGCGACCAGCTAGAGGACTTGATCCCCGACGCAATACAGGTCAGCGGCGCCGACACCGACGACAAGAAGGAAGGCAAGCTGCTGGACTTTGCCGAGGGCCGCGCCCGCGTGCTGATTACCAAGCCGAAGATCGGCGCGTGGGGACTGAACTATCAGCACTGCAACCATATCACGTTCTTTCCATCGCACTCGTTCGAGCAGTATTACCAAGGCGTGCGGCGGTGCTGGCGCTTCGGACAGCAGCGCCCGGTGACGGTTGACATAGTGACCACAGAAGGCGAGCGCGGCGTGCTGCGCAACCTGCAACGCAAGGCCGAGCAGGCCGACAAGATGTTCTCTAACCTCGTGGCCGAGATGAATGCCGCCCAGGCAATCGACCGCGCTTCCGCTTTCACCAAGACTCAGGAGATACCGCAATGGCTGTGCATGACCAACTGATTACCGACAAGTTCGCCCTGTATCACGGGGACTGCGTAGAGGTCATGCAAGGCATGCCCGACGCCTGCGTTCACCTCTCTGTCTACTCGCCGCCGTTCGGCGGGCTGTATCACTACAGCAGCAGCGAGCGCGACCTGTCGAACTGCGACGACTACGACACGTTCTTTGAGCAGTACGCATTCTGCGTGCGCGAACTGAACCGCATCACTATGCCAGGCCGCGTGACCGCCGTTCACTGTATGGATGTGCCACGCAGCAACAGCGGAACCGACAGCTACATCGACTTTCCCGGCGACATCATCCGGCTGCACGAGCGCGAGGGCTGGCTTTTCGCCGGGCGTCGCATGATCTGGAAAGAGCCGCTTGCGGTGCGGCTGCGCACCATGCAGAAGAACCTAGCGCATCAGTCGCTTGTCGAGGATTCGATCGACTGCGGCGTGGCGGCTGGCGACCAGTTGCTGACATTTCGCAAGCGTGGCGCAAACCCGGTGCCGGTGGCGCACCCGGTGGGCATGCTTGACTATGCAGGCGACCGCACCCCGCCTGGCGATGTGATGCGCTATCGCGGGTGGAAAGGCAAGCAAACCGAAAACCGTTTTTCGCATTGGATCTGGCGGCAGTACGCGGATTGCATGTGGGATGACATTCGCATCGAGCACGTTTTGCCATTCCGAGAGGCGCGCGACGGCGAAGACGAGAAGCACGTTCACCCGTTGCAGCTTGATGTGATCGACCGATGCGTGCAGCTTTTCAGCAATCCAGGCGAAACCGTGTTCACGCCATTCATGGGCGTCGGGTCCGAGGTCTATAGCCCGGTACTGCTGGGCCGGCGTGGCGTGGGCGTGGAGCTGAAGGCCAGCTACTACCGGCAGGCGTGCAAGAACGTCGGCGCTGCTGCGGCTGGCGTGAAGATCGGGGCAGAGACTGACGATCTACTACTGGACGCGGAAGCCGAGGCGCGTATTGACGCCTAACGCAAATCTAACCGGCTTGCGCCGAGTGAGGAGCTGAAATGACCACAGAACCTGCCGGCGCAAGTCCGGTTGAGTGCCGGCGGGTTAGGCCGATGAAGCCAAGCCAAGCTGCCATTGATTGGGCCGCGAAGATGCGATTCAGCGCGCTTGCGAGCAACGAAACAATCATAGAGTCCTACGAAGCGCACAAGAGATTGTTGGTGAAGATCGCGGCGCGGAAGAAGCTGCCTAACGCAGAGTTGAGCCGCCGTACTCGGTCGGATCGAATTGCGTGTTAGCCGGCTCTTTCCGAAGCGAGAAAAACACTTGATCCACTACCACGGACTACCGATAACGCCAGCGACGGCCGCAAACAAAGCGGTTGAGGCCGGGCACGCCTTCGTGAGCTACGCGCACGCCGACCAACTGTGTGTTGCGGTTGATGTGTGCCAGAGCTTCGCCGTGGACAACGGCGCCTTCAGCGCCTGGAAGAAGGGCGAGCCCGTGCAGAACTGGCGCGGCTACTACGAGTGGGCTGCCGCCTGCAAGATGGTGCCGGCCTGTGACTTTGCCGTGGTGCCCGACGTGATAGACGGCGACGAGGCAGCAAACGACGCGCTGCTGGCTGAATGGCCGCTGCCGCGCTGGTTTGGTGCCCCGGTATGGCACATGCACGAAAGCCTTGAGCGCCTTGAGCGCCTGGCGACAGCGTGGCCCCGCGTGTGCATTGGCAGCTCGGGTGAGTTTGCAACTATCGGCACCGCCGCATGGTGGGGCCAGATTGCCCGCGCCATGCGCGTGGTTTGCAACGACGAAGGCCAGCCGCTGGTGAAGTTGCACGGCCTGCGCATGCTGAACCCTAAAGTGTTCACGCGCCTGCCTTTCGCCAGTGCGGACAGCACCAACATTGGACGGAACATCGGCATTGACCAGGCCTGGCGC